GGTACTAACCAAACAACTGGAGAATCATTTAATATAGTTTCTACTGCTGGTAATATCAGCGATTATGTTGATATAATCACTCAGCTAGCTCCTAACTTAATCGAATTAACCCTAGCGTCATCAACAGCTTCTGGAATTAAGGTAGGGGATCTATTAGTATCTACTGATATTCAAATATACGATAATCCACTAACTGAAAATCTACAATCTAGATTAACAAGAGTTATAGAGGTTAAAAGAGTAGCTTCCGCAGCATCTCCTGGAATTTATACAATTCAAGTTAAAACTGAAAGACCTATACAACTTTACCCAGGAGTTACATCAAGGGTTTGGAAATTCAAGTCTATTCAAGAATTTACGAGAACACTTAATTTCACATACCTTCCTGGATCTTCTATTAAACCAGCATCTGTACCAAACGGAACAGATACTAGAATGAATGAGATCTACGATGTTCTTACTAACACTAATCTAGCTAAGACTCTTGCAGATACTGATGTTATTACATTTAGATACATAGTTGATACCTTTGATGGAGGTATTCAGCCTAACTGTAAGTATCAGCTTACAAGACTTGCTAAGAACAGACAAAAATGTATGGCAATCTGTAATGCGCCTTCAATGGCTAAATTTGCAGATTCTATAGATCCTAGATTTACTTCTGCTCCTACCTCAACTGATCCAGCACCAATTTTACAGCCTAGATATATTGCAGACGGAGGTAACTTAAGCTTAAATCCATCATTTACGTTCTCTCTACCTGATGAGGATCTGGGAGCTAAATTCTCAGGATTCTTTGCTCCTTTCTTAACGATTAGAGAAAATGGTAAAAACTTAAATGTACCGCCAGCGGCATACGTTTCTAATAACTTCATACGTAAGTTCATTACAGGTGAGCCTTATTCAATCGTAGCAGGGGTTAAAAGAGGTATTATATCAGCAAGTAACTTGGTTGGTCTTGAGTATGATTTTGATCTTGAAGACAGAGAATATTTAGAGCCATTTGGTATCAATCCAATCATTCGTAAAAGAGGAATTGGGGTAGTTATCTACGGTAACCAAACAAGCTACCAAAGAACAAATTCTGCATTCAATAACCTACACGTTAGAGATCTTCTTATCACTATAGAAAGCGCTATTGAACAGATTCTTTCTAATTATGTGTTTGACTTTAATGAAGATTCAATTAGACTTGAAGTTAAGACTTTAGTTGATAACTACTTAACCGGGGTAAGATCAGTAGGTGGTATTTATAATTACCTAACAATAATGGACTCTTCTAATAATACACCTGCAATTATAGACCAGAACATCGGTATCATCGATGTTATAGTAGAACCTGCAAGAGGTATTCATAAGTTCATCAATCGTATGACTGTAACCAGAACTGGTGGTATCGCTTCTGGAGGATTCATTCAATTTAGTTAATTGATTTGACGATTAATTGAATGATTAAATATATAAACTAAAAGAAGAAATGGCAGGATTACCTCATTATACAAGTTCCAAGGCTTCGATTAATAAATTCGAACCTGTTTTCCTCAACCAATTTGAGGTAAGTATAACCCCACCACAGGCTATACCTGCACCGCAGGGTAATCCAGGAAGTGGGAATATACTTCTAGAACAAGTTACGAAAATATCTGGATTGCAAGTAGATCAAAACCCAGGGGAAATAACTCAAGCATACAAGTTTGCTAAGAGATATTACGCAGGGGCAGCTCCTGCTAGGACTGGTTTGGATGTAGATATTGAATTCGAAGTGAATTTGGATGATAATAATTCTATGTACGTATTTAAGATACTACGTCAATGGTCAGATCTTGTTTATAATCCATTAACAGGAGCAATGGGTCTTAAAAAGGATTATACTGGAAATCTTCTAATAAATGTTTTTAATAAACAAGGCGATGTTTTCAGAAGAATAAATCTTAGAGATTGTTTCCCTATGACACCAATTACCGAAATGGCTCTTAATTATACACAGACAGGAATTTACAAGCTAAATGTTACTTGGGCAGTAGATTACTTCGACGATGTATTTATATAATTAACAAAAAATGGCAGGACTACCACATTTTAATTCAGCTAAAGCAGCAGTACAGTTATACGAACCGGTTTATCTTAACCAATTCGAGATTATAATGCAACCTCCTGCTGGGATAGCTAATCCTATAGGAAACGGAGGAAGAACACTACTTGTAGAAAACGTTTTATCCGTTACTGGATTAGCCGTAGATAAGAACCCTGGTGTTGCAGAACAAAGGTATAAATTCTCAAGAAGAAGATATGCTGCAGCTGCAGTTGAAGACACAGGGGTAAAAGTTAGAATAGATTTTGAGACAAACTTGGATGATAACAATAGCAACTATGTATTCAAAACACTTAGACAATGGTCAGATTTGGTTTATAATCCATTAACTGGTGCAACTGGTATTAAATCAGTTTATGCTGGAGGTACGTATATTCTTATTTCAATTTTTAATAAACAAGGAGATGTATTTAGAAGAGTGAAACTGGTAAACTGTTTTCCTGTAGATCAGATCAAAGCTTTAGATCTGGATTACACAAACGGAACTACCCCTTATAAAATTTCACTATCATTTAGAGCCGATTATTTCGAGGACCTTTTTAATTAATTTTATTTATCTTTAATATATAAATGGAGACTCTACAAAGTCTCCATTTTTTGTTGGAGAAGATCCAATTTAAAGTGACCATCTTTAAATAATATGGACGATAGGCGTGATTCAAAAATTAAAAAAGAGAGCTTCCTCGATATTTTTAGTACTAGCAACTTTCTTCAATCCCTTCGGATTCGATATCCTTTTCGCAACAATAATGAAATGGACAGGTTCTTATTGGCATACTGTATCAATTTTTTACTTCCTTTCGGCTCTTTGCTTTGGATTCTACTTTTTTTTATCCCGTAATAGGAAACTAAAAGAAAAAGAAGACTAAAAATGGAAGAGACAAAGTATTCTAATTGAAAGTGTATTACCCTACACTTATCAATAGGATAAAGAATGTGAATCAAATCCAAAAGGTCCACAGGAATTAAAAAAATAAAAAAAATGGAAATAAACCAAGATCAATCACTATTAGACGAACTGGCAAAAAAAGAATCACAATCCAAATTTGAATACGACAAGGATGTTAGTGATTTCAATATACCAGATTGGATCCCTCCTGCAGGTGAAAACAGAGGTAAAATAGAAAATATCCAGCAACCAAATATGCAAGCTGAATACCAAGGTTTAGGAAAATCTTCAAGAACCCCTCTAGGTATGGAATCAGATTGGAAGAATCTTCCACCTGATGTTTTGCCATCTAAAGGATTTGGATATCCCAATGGATTCGAGATAGCAATCAGGGCAGCTGATGTTAAAGAGATTAGACAGTATTCAACAGTAGATGATTCAGATAGAATAGATCTCGATGAAAAATTGAATGCTATTCTTAACAAATGTATGAACATAAGATGGGAAGGCGGAATGCTAGAATCCTATGATCTGTGGTATGAAGATAGATTCTTTGTAATAATGTCAATAAGAGATATGACATTCACAAAAGGTGAAAATAGAATTCTTCTACCAGTAACAAAAAATTGTACAAAACCTGATTGTGAAGTTGCAGATAAGATAGAGCTAAAATCAAATCTATTAGATAGTTTTGAACTTGATGGTGAAATTTTAAAAAGATGTAGTGATTCCTATTCATTTAAGTTTATTCCAAAAGACGGAGGTCCAGAAATGAACCTTTATATTCCGACAGTTGGTGTAACAACTGTTTGTAGAAAAATTATAAAGGATAAAAAGCTAAAGGGTAAAAAATATGATGAAAGCTTTGCTAATGTAGCTACTTTCATTATACCCGATTGGAGAGGACTGGATGAAAGAATATACGATCAATATGAAAGAGCATCTAACGAGTGGACACCACTTCAATTTTCAATAGCAGATCAAATAGGGCAAAGAATTAACTTCGCAACTAAATCAAGAATTTACAGCAAATGTACCAGCTGTGGCGGGGAGGTCACAGCAGAGATAACATTTCCCAGAGGGTACAGATCTCTTTTCGTTATTTCAGATATCTTTAGCCAATTACTTTGATATTAAATTCAGGTTATGGGAGGAGTTTAAACTATCTATAGACCATATAGAATCACTCCCCTTTTATGAATATCAAATATTCATAGATAAACTGAATGAAAAGATAGAGAAAGAGAATAATAAAAATTCACAAGGAGATCTAGTAGAGGCTTTTGCATTTTCCAGACCTAAAATCTAAATTCATTAAATTTTAAGGTATATAAATAAAATCTATTTTGGAGGGAGAAAAATTACCGATATTTAAGTCAGAGGGTGAAGCTTTTGATAGAGCTAAAATAAATTCTGAAGTAGCAAAGGGGAATGTTGGTGCCCTTACTAGCGAAGTTAGTGATTCGATGAGGGCTGCTGATAAGGTTTCAAAAGAAGCTAAAAATTTCTTCGATAAAATATTTAACGAGGAATTAAAAGCATTGGATCCTGCATACGATCCAAAAGAAATAGCTTACCAATATGCCTATTCACAATCAGGATCTCATAAAAAGAGTATAGAAAGAAGTATAGAAAAAGGAGAGGCAGTAGATGGAAAAGAAATAGCAGAAACAGCTAAAGCAGACGCAAAAAATAAAATAGCCAACGCATCTATACTTAAATCAGGGTCAGTAACTCAGATAGTTGAAAATATAGGAGGTAGATCAAAGTTAGAACAAATGGACCTCTTTGAGGATGTTAAGGAGGACTTTGATTCAAAAATTCAAAACGAAAAATTCAAATTTGAAACCTTATCTAAAAATTTAGGTCAAATTATTAGCTATTTCAATGATGCTCAAGCTGGACAAAATGCTAGTAATTTATACACAGTAGAAAATAGAGCTATATTAGCAGCATTTGCCAAGATATTAGAAGGAGAAGGATTCACCAATGAATTGGTTAAAAAAGCATCTGAATCTTACGATAAGAATATGCTAAATCTTGTCGAAAAAGATAAAGGTGGATCCGTAGAATCTGTTGCAACAAGCGAAAAAAAAGACACTGATAAAAATAAGGGGAGTGAAGCCAAAACAGCCGAGCAGTCACTAGCAGAAAAAGAAGCACCTAAAAATACTACAGGAGCGGAAGCAAAAACAGCTGAACAGGCAGTAGAACCTAAAAATAGAGGGGGGGAAACAAAAACAGCTGAGCAGGCAGTAGAATCTAAAACCCCAGGGAGCGAAGTAAAAACAGCTGAGCAGGCAGTAGAATCTAAAACCCCAGGGAGCGAAGTAAAAACATCGGAGCAGACTGTAGCAGAAAAAGAAGCACCCAAAAATCAGGAGAGCGAAGTAAAAACAGCAGAGCAGACTGTAGCAGAAAAAGAAGCACCCAAAAATCAGGAGAGCGAAGTAAAAACAGCAGAGCAGACTGTAGCAGAAAAAGAAGCACCCAAAAATAATGCAGAGGTAGTTTCTACTCCTACAGGATTGACCTCTGTAGAGAATAATCCCACGTCATCTAATAATACAGGCGTATCTTCTTTAGAAGGGGCAAAATCAGAGACACCCGAATCTTCTAAAAAAACAGGATCAGGATCTTCTTCTATTCAATCTAGTACCGATCTATCAAAATCAGTAGAAGGTAATAATCAGAAAGAGAATATTACAGGTTCAAAATCTGGTGCAGATTTCTTAAGTAGTATATTCGGAATTTCAGGGAACACAAGTGAAAAAGAAAATATAGATAGCGAAGGGAAAGATGATTCTGGTTTATCTACTAAATCCACATTAGCACAAAAAATAGAATCCAATTCAAATTTGACAAAAGCTGCGGAGAAATTAGGAATAGACAAATCTATGATATCTTCAGCTGTTGAAAAAATTTCTGAAAAAATTTCAAAACCAGGTGAAACTTCTGCAAAAAGTGAGGGTATAAAGGAAACCGTTACACAAAAGTTGAGTAGTCCATCTCCTAAGCCAGAGAATAATGTCTCTCCACAGGAAAAGGATTCTTCTACTTCAGAAAGTTCCGGTACTTCATCAGGTAAAAATGAAACTGCAGTTGAATCATCTAAGTCCACATCAGAGACAAAAACTGAAAATACAAAGGATGATTCTAGTGAAAAAGAAAAATCTGATGATAAAAACAGTGAATTATCAAGCAAGATTGATATGATGGTTTCCTTATTAGCACAACTAAACGATACTATGTCAGGTCCATTGTTAATAACTTCATCAAAAAAGTTTGAATAATAAAATTTGAAGAAAAAGAACATAAATTATATTTGTAAAAAACAGAACAAAACATGCAAAAAAACTACGAAATTACTAAAGAACTAAGAGCAGCATCGGTAGATTTTCTAAATACCTTTGCAAATTATAGAAAATGTTTGGATAATCTAAACAACGAAGAGAAGAAAGAATTCACGGAAGAAGAGGTTAATGAAATATTAAACCTTCTTGGATCATTCCGTTTAAGAGAAGTATACAACATAGTAGACAGATTCAAAGTAGAGGTTACACAGCTTAAACCCATTCCAAGTGAACAACCAGAGTCTACTACAGAAGAAGAAGGATAAAATAGATATACTTTATTTAAGAATGGCTTCGGTGTGGGCAGAGAACTCACACTGTAACAGGAGTAAAGTAGGATGTCTAATTGTTAATAATCGGACAATTATATCCGATGGCTATAACGGAACACCTTCAGGATTTCCTAACGATTGCGAGAGCTTAGATAATAAAACATTACCTACAGTACTACACGCAGAAGCCAATGCAATAAGTAAAATAGCTAGAAGTACAAATTCTTCAGAAGGTGCTACACTTTATGTTACACTTTCTCCGTGTTTTGATTGTGCAAAGCTTATAATACAGGCAGGTATTAAAAGAATTGTTTATTCGGAAGCTTACAGAAATACGGACTCTTTTGAACTCTTTAATGAAGCAGGAATTGAAATAAAACAGATAACACTTTAAATAAATCAGGAATAATGGCAGCAAAAAACATTCAGGAATTAGCAGAAAGCTTCATGAAAACATCATCCGAAAAGGATTTTGTGGAACTTTACAAAAGAATTAAACCAGGTCTTTTCAATCATTGTAAATCTATTTTAGTAGAACCAGAAGCTGCAGAGGATGCAGTTTCTAATACAATGGCTAAGATTTGGACAAAGATTGATCAATATGATCCAATGAGAGGAAATTTTTCCACGTGGGTTTATAATATTGCTAGAAACGAGTCTCTAGTCATCAAGAAATTAGAAGATCGATATATGCCTATAATACAGGAAATAGTTAAAAATAACGATGATCCAGATTCGGGCCCTGTATTTATAAATAAATTCGAGGAAGATAATTCTTACAATGAAAATTTTCCAATAGAGACAGAAAATGGTATAGATAATCTTTACGATAGCGTACTAGAAAGGATGAAGGATCTCCCAGCAATATATAAAGAGATATTAATAGATAGAGAAATTCTACGTATGAAATATCAGGAAATAGCAGATAAGCACGGGATGAAAAAAAGAGCTATTGCTACTAGAATAAGAAGAGCAAGATTAAAAGTTAGAGATATGTTTCCTGGGGTAAATCTTACATTCAACGATTGATGTAACTTTTCCTTTTTTTCTTGTAATATAATAAAAGGGAATCAAAATGAATTATCCATTTAAAAGAGTAATAACTGATCTAAATAATTATTTTTTCTTAAGAAAAACAACAAAGAAAAATATTGGATCTGTTGAATGGGAAAAATATAAGCTGAGAGTTGACTGGATAGGAAGAATTTATACTGTAGTAAATCTTCCTCCGGAGGTGATATATTCTCCAGATGCACCAGATCAGATTAGACCTGCTTACGTCTTAGAAGAAACCAGACCAATAAATGAATATTTAACCAGATTAAATCTACAGGAAATAATTATTCCTGAGCTGGAGCCAATTCCAAATTCAATCTCGTATTTAGTTGTATATAAGCCATATTTTCAAAGGCTCAATTTAAAATGGGTTTTATATAGAATCTCTTTTATATTGCTTTTAATATGGTCACAATCTAAATTCGGATTTATTGGATGGTGTTTAGATTTATTGAAATCTGCCTGTGAGTTTATCTTCTAACCCAACTATCACTAGAGAAAATTTCCCCTGGGGAAGAGCTTATATAGTTGAAGGGGTAGGTGAAAAATCATTAATACTTCCCTCCGTCACTACTGTTCTTAAACTTGTCAAAAATGAAAAATACGACAAGCTAAGAATAGAGTTTGGTGACGAAAGGTGGGATAAAATAATGTCCGACGCTGCTGAGAGAGGAAATATATTGCACAAGATGCTTGAGCTATTTTTGCTAGAATGGGCAAAAAACAAAGACGTTGAAAGATCTCTAAAAAAAGCTCAGATCTTTGCTATAGAGGAGGCAAGAAAAGAGGATGGTAAATATGCTAAAATCGTAGAGAAGGGCAGAGCATTATTCTGGAATTTCTATCATGAAAAATTTTGGGAAAATATATCTGAGATAGTTGAGAATGAAATATTTCTTTATACCACTTTCAAGGGAGGATGGGCAGGAGCTTCTGATTTTGTATACAGGGATCTAGATAATAATCTCGTAGTGGAAGATTTTAAGTCCGCTACTTCACTTAAAGATGAAGATGATATATTTTCATATAAGCTTCAAATAGTAGCTTATATGTTCATGTGTGCGGAAAAATATAAGGAAGTTCCTAAGATGGGAAGGATAAGGATCTCTAACGAGCAAACATCAGATATACAAACATTCACCGTATTTGATTATGAAATGAAGGATTACCTTAAAAAATTCTTAGATCTATTGGAAGAATTTAGAAAAATCAATAATCTATAGAAACTTATTAACCTTAAACAGTATAAAAAAATAAAAGATTACAATGGCCAAAGAAATCCCTTTAACTGAAGAACAAAACGAAAAGAAGCTAGAAAAATATCTAGAGAAAGTTGACCAAAAGAAAGTGGAAGAAATCAAGAAGGATTTAGAGAATTACAAAAATTCTTTGAAAGATAAAGAATATGCTGTTAGCATGACAGCAGATACTCTTTCCAAGTTTGAGAATTTCATGAAAAACGAGGTGGAATGGAGATCAAAAGAAGCTCTAGGAGTTATGGAGATCATCAGAAGAATCGAATCTGTTAAAAAAGAAGGAATTAAACACGGAGTAGTTTATTTCACTAACTTAGAGGTAGAAGCTTCTCATTATTTTATTCTTAAGTGGAATGGAAAAGGTGAGAAAGAAATTAATGATTTCGTATCTTTATGGAAAACTTTTGAAGAGACATTATCACTAATTCACCAGGATAATGCTGTTTTAAAAGATTTAGAAAAGCAACTATCTGCTGCTGAACAAGGTATTGAATTACAATAACTATAAATTAATACTCTCATTTAAAAAGCTCTGGTTTTAAGCCAGGGCTTTTTTTGTGGATATATAAAAATGATGAAACAGAAAATATTACCCTGGATAGTAGCACTATCAGCTCTTTTAGTATCTGGATCTGCAGCTTTTTACTCTGTATC